CAGAGGCTTTTGAACAAGTGCTAGATACATTGTTGATTGACCGAGCAACTGATCCCAACAGTAAAGGCACAGCAAGACGTCTTGCCAAAATGTATTACTATGAATTGATGGCAGGTAGATATGATCCTACACCCAACGCAACTGCATTTCCAAATGACACTGATGGGGCATACGACGGAATGCTTGTAGTTCGAAGCGAACTTAAAAGTGTTTGTAGCCATCATCATCAACCTGTGTCGGGTGTTGCTTATATTGGTATTATTGCTGGACCCAAACTCATTGGTCTCTCGAAGTACACGCGAATTGCACAATGGTGTGCGCGGCGCGGCACACTTCAAGAAGAACTATGTATGGATATCGCCAGAGAAATTGAGTTTGCAACTGGAAGTAAGGATGTGGCAGTTTATATACAAGCCACGCACGGTTGCTGCGAGAATAGAGGCATTATGGCACATAGCAGTCTTACCCAAACAACAGTGTTGAGAGGCGCATTCAAAGACGATGCTGCAACCAAAAAAGAATTTTTTGACAACGTTAAACTACAACAAGAATTTGCTCCCAGATAGCGTTAAATACGCTAAAAGGAGCCCGTCATGTCTGATGAAGAAAAAGATGTCAAAGCTGAACTCAAGAAATTCAAACCAAAAAAACCAAAAATTACAGTACCTGAAGAATTTCTTGACAACGCAAAAAGTTACGAAGACAAGTTGATGTTGGTAAAGTTTCTCTCTGAAAAGGAGAAAAATAGAGTGGTATTAATTTTTAAAAAAATGATAGCACAAGGCATGAAAGAAGATAAACTCAAGAAAGGATTAAAATGAAAATCGAAGACAAATTAAACAAAATCAACGACAGCTTTACTGACAGCATGTATGACAACGGTTTCATGTTTGAAGCTGGTGGTCGCACCGAAGATGGCGATTGGGCCAATGCAAAAATTTTGTGTAACACCTTGGATGAATTGGTAGCACTTATCAAAGAAGCTTCACTTATGGAAAGAGACTGATGAAACAACTAATTATTTCAGATTCTGAATTCAAAGGTTTGGTCAACAAACTGTGCAGAGATATTGCAAATAGTAATTGGCGTCCAGATTATGTAGTTGGTATAACTCGGGGCGGATTGCAACCTGCTGTAATGATCAGTCATTACTTTGGTGTTCCTTGTGAAACACTTAAAGTGAGCTTGCGTGACGGTGGGGAATCTGAAAGTAATTTATGGATGGCCGAACAGGCATTTGGTTATGTGCCCAAAGACGAACGTGGTTCAGGTGATGCAGACACTGATCCTGCTTATCGAAAAAAAATATTGATAGTGGATGACATCAATGACTCAGGTGCTACACTAGAATGGATTAGACAAGATTGGCAGAGCAGTTGCTTGCCCAATCATCCTGCATGGTCGGCAATCTGGAACCGTAATGTAAGATTCGCAGTTGTTGTAAACAATGAAGCCAGCAGCTACGAAGGTATTAGCTATAGCGGTCGCAACATAAACAAACTCGATGATCCTTGTTGGGTTGTTTTTCCTTGGGAAACGTGGTGGGCTCAATGATAGCTTTACCACCAGGTTGCACAGTAACGTATGCGGTCTGGATTGATGTAGACGAACTCACTGATGATATGATAGAGTGGTACAAGATGATTGACGGCACTGTAATTGAATCTAAATTTTGGGACAGTCGTGGTCGAGAACAAATTGTGAAATATGTTAGTTACGGCAAGGCAAAACGTTGTCATCATCACCAAAATGGCACAGGCGGTACTAGACTTCACTTTCACGGGGATGATGCTAGTACTGCCAGTATGTTACTGCCAACAATATTCAAACTGTAATGGAAAGACATGCCTGGGAAACTGTAGTATAAATATTTTTATGTGGACTCTAATAATTATGTTGCATGCAATTAATCCAAATGTGCCATCATCTCGAGGTTCTATAAGTTTTCCAACTCAAAATTTTGAAGAATGCGAAAAGACAAGAGATTATGTTCGTCAAGCCTGGAAATCAGATAGATACAGAGTTTCAGCTAACTGCATATACATTAATAAATAAAACTTTACACAGCGGCCTTCCTGGCTCTTCATCCCGCTTTACAAATTCTGCAGGCCTATGCTAAAATTTAACATAGGAGAATTAAATTGGCACAATTTTACTCAACAAAAACTTATGGCAACGACCGAGGACTCAGCTGTTGCTTTAGACAATGGCGTGCCACACACAGCCATTGTTCAACGCTACACGGTTATTCAATTGGCATTCGGCTGGTATTTGAATGTGATACACTAGACGATAAAAACTGGTGCATGGACTTTGGAGGTCTCAAAGAATTCAAGTCATGGGCCGACTACATGTTTGATCATACTCTAATTGTGGCCGAAGATGATCCTCACCTAGATTTTTTTGTACGAATGAGTCATCAGGGCAACATGCCTATGTCTGGTACCGGAAGTTTAGAACAAGTTAAACCATACGAACGAGGTGCATTGTGTGATCTACGCATTGTTCCGGGTGTAGGGTGCGAAATGTTTGCCAAGATGTGCTATGACAAAATGAGTGAACTGTTAGCCGGTGACGCTTTGCGTTATCCAATCAATCCAACTGTGCGTATAAAAAGTGTAGAAGTATTTGAGCACGGTGCTAACAGTGCAACCTACCAAGGATAATCATGAGTAAAATCAAAGTAGCTGAACTATTTTATTCAATCCAAGGCGAAGGCAGATACATGGGTGTGCCTAGTGTCTTTCTTCGCACATTTGGTTGCAACTTTAAATGTGCAGGATTCGGTATGCCTAGAGGAAAACTAAGTAGAGAAGTAGAAGATATAGCAGCAAGAGTGCATTATTACAACAAATACGATGATTTACCTTTGGTAAGTACAGGCTGTGACAGTTATGCAAGCTGGGATCCAAGATTCAAAGATCTTAGTCCTATGCTAACCAGTGATGCAATTGTGGAACAAATTATGGAAATTCTTCCACATAGCAAGTGGAAGGACGAACATCTTGTTATTACAGGTGGCGAGCCTCTACTAGGTTGGCAGCGTAGTTACGAAGATCTGCTGAATCATCCTCGTATGCAAAAGTTAAAAGAAATTACTTTTGAAACTAACGGTACTCAAGAGCTAACCAAAGAGTTCAAACATTATCTAGGCGAATGGACTGCTGCGTCTCGAGATAGAGAAGTTACATTCAGTGTAAGCGCAAAACTACCTGTCAGTGGAGAGTCATGGGAAGATGCAATCAAACCCAACATTGTGTGCGATTATGCCACTGTTGGTTACACCTATCTCAAGTTTGTTGTGGCAACCGAAGAAGATGTCACAGATGCTTTAAAAGCCACAGAGCAGTATCGTAATGCAGGATTTAAAGGATCAATTTATCTTATGCCAGTAGGAGGTATTGAAAGTGTATATACTTTAAATAACCGCAACGTTGCACTGTTAGCAATGAAACATGGTTTACGATACAGCGATAGACTTCAAGTACCGTTATTTAAAAACGAATGGGGAACTTGATGACTAAAAATGATATAAACTTTTATTATTGTAAGTCAAGATTTTCTTGTGTTTGGTCTATTCGAATAAACAAAAGGGTAATAACTGTAAGGCTAGATAAAACAGCAAGATTTTGGCGTCCTTCCTTTGTAACCTATAGGTTAGAATATTTAGATTTAACTGCACTTTATTACGAATCAGGGTTATTAAGATATGAACGAAACGAAAACTAGAACAATTACAAGAATGCTAACCTATAGAATTACGGCATGGCTATTTACAATTTTTTGGACTTGGTTGTTTATTAGCGACGTCGGACGAAGTACTGGTTTTGCTACTGCATTACATGTTTTGTTAAGTATAGATTACTATATTCATGAACGTGTTTGGTTAAAAATTAAATGGGGAAAAGTAGATGTTTAATTGGATGAAAAAGAAAGCATCAAGTCAAGCAATAAACGATGAACCAAAAAAACCTGTAGGCAAACGTATAAAGTCGGCCAAAGAACAGGCCACCGAGGCAGGTGAGCCGTACATCAGTGTATTAAGCATAGAACTTGATGCAGATGATGTCGGGAACGGTTCGTTTGAACTTGACTGGAACGAAGTATTTGTTGCTAGATTAGTAAAAGCTGGGTACATGCAGAAAAAGGATGATACCGATGCTGAGATTGTGGATAGATGGTTTCAGAGTGTGTGTCGCAATATTCTAAACGAAAATTTTGAACAGTGGGAAGCAAATCAACCAGTTGATGCTAGACCAAGAAGAGTAGACCGCAATGATTTAGGAAATGGAAGAACAGAAATTTCATGATTCTTTATGTAAATGGCGACAGTCACAGTGCCGGTGCAGAAGCCGTAAACAATTATTGCTTTGCCGAAGACGATCCATTTTACTATGCACTAGGTCGTATTCCACATCCAGATAATGAACGTGTAAGTTATGGATGCATTATTGCTAATGATATATTTGCAATTTTACATTGCGACGCAGAATCGGCGAGTTCTAATACTAGAATTATAAGAACAACAAAACAATATCTCGAAAATCACAAACCAGATGCAATAATTATTGGATGGAGTACATGGGAGAGAGAAGAGTGGTTGCATGATGATGTGTATTGGCAAATTAATGGTGGTGGTATAGGCAATGATTGGCCTGATCCAATAAAAGAACGTTATAAAAATTATATAATTAATTTAGACTGGTCCGTGGTTACTTCTAAAGCACACAATGAAATTTACAACTTTCATACCCAGCTATTAGATTTGAAAATTCCTCATTTATTTTTCAATACCTTTAATCATTTTAATGACCAATTAAAAAAAGATTGGCATCATTGTTTTATTGATCCATATGATCCAAATCTGACTTATTGGAAATGGCTCACCGACAGTGGTTTTACATCAAATTCGTCATATCATTTTGGTCCTGCTGCTCATAGGAAATGGGCTGAATTTTTAACACCTTATCTAAAAAAACTATTACGAATTTAAATTTTTGGCAATCAAAAATAATGCCATACAGCTGGTATCAAAAAAATAATTTAGAACATTGGTCTGGAACCGATCAACCCGAAAACGTAGATACAAATTGGTCAGTACCTATATCTTACAAATTTAATCCACAAGGAGATCTGGCTAGAGACAAAATACATAATGGGTTAAAATCTAATTTAAATTTGGCCAATTTGTTCTTGACTGGAGTACAATAATATGCTACTATTAACGCATGAGATACCTAATTGTAGACACTGCAAACACATTCTTTCGTGCTCGCCATTCGGCTCACCGTCAGTCGGACACTTGGGATCGGCTAGGATTCGCTATTCATGTTACCCTTGGTTCGGTTAATAAGGCCTGGCGGGATCAGAAAGCCGATCATGTGGTATTCTGTTTGGAGGGACGGTCATGGCGAAAAGATTATTACGAGCCGTACAAAAAGAATCGTGCAGTCGCTCGTGCAGCCCTTACCAAAACCGAGCAGGAAGAGGACCGACTATTTTGGGAAGCGTTTGATAACCTTAAAACGTTCCTCACAGAAAAGACTAATTGCACAGTTCTTCAACATCCCAAACTTGAAGCAGATGATCTTATTGCAGGATTCATCCACCAACACCCCAATGACCATCATGTTATTATATCCTCGGACACCGATTTCTACCAACTACTTGCGCCGAATGTCGAGCAATATAACGGTGTTGCCGATGAACTCCACACGCTGAACGGTATCCTTGACAAGAAAGGTAAACTGGTATTTGATAAAAAGACCAAAGCACCCAAAGTCATCCCTGACCCGGCGTGGATACTGTTTGAGAAGTGTATGCGGGGAGATCCAACAGATAATATCTTTTCCGCATACCCTGGTGTTAGGACGAAGGGTTCCAAAAACAAAGTTGGTCTCACTGAAGCTTTTGCTGACCAACATAAAAAAGGATATGCTTGGAATAACCTTATGCTTCAGCGATGGACAGACCATAACGGTGTGGAACATCGAGTGTTAGATGATTATGAACGCAATCGAGTGCTAGTGGATCTCTCAGCACAACCTGATGAAATTAAGGCTAAAATTACAGAAACAATTGCCGCTAATGCTGTCAAAAAAAATCGTCCAATGGTGGGCGCACAGTTTCTTAAGTTTTGCGGCAAGTATGAATTGAATAGATTAAGCGAACAAAGTCAATCGTTTGGTGAATTTCTTAGTGCAGAGTATCCCGAATGATCACATGGCTGATATTGGCATTGTTGTTTATTAAACATTTCTTAGCAGACTTTTGCTGGCAAAGTGATCGAATGCTCAAAGACAAAGGACACTTTGGTCGATTGGGCGGATTACAACATGCCGGGCTTCACGGTGCTTTGAGTTATGTAATCTTGATGCATTTTTTGACTTTACAAGCTTCGGTCATGCTGGCTGTATTTGATGCTGTCGTACATTACTTCGTGGATATGGCACATCGTCGACTCACAGTGAGATGGTCCACTGATGCAGATGCTTTTTGGTTTTGGATTGGGGTTGATCAGCTGATTCATGCCATAACTTATCTGTTAATTGGTTTTATAGTCAGCGTTTTAATGATTGAATACATATGATTAAAAATGATGAAGGCACCCTGTACATGATTCACGAGGACGAAGATTTTGCCAAGCAGGTAGCGCAGGCCATCATGCTAGAGCAAATGAAACTATGAGCAACTATACAATGGCAGGACAGGTGGCACCTATTACAGCAACACAAATATCACAGATAGATTTAACCAGTTCATATGGCTTCGATAATAAAAAACTACCAAACAAAAAAATATCATTTGATGTGCATACCGCCAATGGTGGTTATGTGATTAGAGTGGCAAGCGGAATTGGTATTGGAGATCAGGATAATTTATATGTAATTGGCGACAATCAAGATCTTGGCCAAGAACTTGGAAAAATTGTAACACATCACACATTAGCAAAAACATGACTGAACGAGTAGCCAAACCCGTAGTAAAAAATAAATTTTGGGTAGTAGAAGATCACGGTCAAAAGATTGCTACCATTCAGGCAAGAGAGGATGGTGGATTAGTTTATGTTCATGACGAACAAAGAGAATATTTCCCTAGTGTTAAAGTTTTAAAACAAAAATATAATATTAAATTTGGCTCGCCAGAACGTGTTAAAAAAGAAAATGCCAAAACTGTATATGGTTATCCTATAAACGGCAAAGCCTTCAATCAAGTATGGGATGTACATAGACGATTACCAATTTACAGTAAGACAGGCAAAAGTAAAAGTTTATACTGTGCAGGGTATTATGGCATTAAACTAAATGGCATATGGACTGAATCATTTTGCCCTAAGAATATAACAATTTCAAGATATGAGTACGTTGGTCCTTTTTTGACCAAGCAACAAATGCAACACACCTTACAGGATCTACAATGCAAAAACTAAGTTTAGCAGTTAAAAATTTCAATGAGCGTGTTAAAGTCTTAAATCAAACTGGAAGCAAACAATTAACTCTATCAGCCGAAGAAGCAAGAAATTTACACGCAGATATCTTTAATTTATTGGCTAACATTGCCGAACTTCAAACAAAATCAGAAACAACGCAAATACCAGCTACTAACTTTGATGGAGGAGGTTTTTAACTTAAACTACCCAGAAAACTGCATAAATACATAGTTCAAGGATTACAAGATGTCTAGACCTAAACCCACAGTACTGTTAGAACATGTTAATAAATCTAACTACAAAAGCGATCAAGTTCTCAGCAGCGAAGGAATTTGGGCGGTATTCTACGACAACAAACCCATCAACTTAAAAAGTTCCAATATGTTGGTTGCTTACCCGGGTCCAAAATATAAGAAGGTTTCATTTAGCAACAGTGGACACGCTATCAATCTAGCAAAAAAACTTAACACCCTTTTCAAGACCGACAAATTCACTGTGGTCTTAATGAAACAAGGTGACCAAATCTACCCTTAATCAAACTGACTATACCCGACAGTTTTTGACTCAAACGGGCCTAGACCATGCTAACTTTAATAGATATCACAAAACATGGTGGTGGAATCACACTGATCCCAAAAACTTGAGATTGAGCATGGACGGATTCAAGTTTGTCCAACTAAACAAAATACCCAAATACGAAATAGTACTGCCCCAACCTTTACGAAATCGCACTCTAATACAAATGAGCCGACTGCTCACTTGTCCTTATTACATAAAAAAGTTGGATTGTGTCTATTTGCTTGGCGAACAAGAATCCGTATTACTTGCACTACATGCGGATAACTTGCAACAATACTTAGACAACCTTCAAACACAGTAGATTGCGCTAAATTCACGTTTAGCATATACTGTATAGTCTTATACAAGGGAGGCTGTATGCTAGCACAAAGTTACATTAGCAAATATGCAACCAAAACTAGTAGCAAAGGTTTTAAAAGTCAATGGCACAAAATACCCGCAACAGAAAAATGGGTAGAATACATGCTAGATAAGCATGATGTTAACAAAATACTAATGAATAGCGATTTTGCAACAAAAATGGACTTGTTAGAAGTTTTGCAAGTTCTAGAGCGTAAAATTGACTATATGTACAAGCATCCAAATTTTGAGTTCAATAAAGCAACATTCTTGTTTAACAGGCTCAAAACAGCAACGAAAGTTGCACCTTTAGTAACACCCAAAACTGTTGTAAAAACACAACAGAAAAAGAAACTCAAAAAACGGTAGACTCAAATGACCCATTTTGCTATAATAGTTGTACATTAACTAGTAAGGAGAACTTGCATGTCTAAATTGTTTGCTTTTGCAGGTACCTGCACTGAAAACGGTACTACCGTTTACAAATTTGCTAACGATGCTAATCGTGCCAAGGCACTTGAACGTTTTGGTTGCACTGAAGTTAAGATGATTGAACTGCCGTTTACAATGGCTAAAGAAGCCGCTGTCGACTATCTTAATGCACAAGGCATGACTGCTACCAAGCCGGCTCGTGCTGCTCGGGCTGCAAAGCCGGCTACTGTTAAGGTTAAGGCTGCTAAGACTACTAACGTTGTCGCAGCCAAGGCCAAAGCAGTTGATTCGGACGAAGTAACTAAGGAGGCTTATGCTGAGGCTATGGGTGAGCGTAAAGCTAACGGCATGCCAGTTGTAAGCTTTGCACAATACAAGCGTGATGCAGCCAAGGCTGTAGCATTCTTTGCCAAGTGTGATGCCAAACTTGCAGTCAAGCGTGAAGCAGGACAAACTTGTTTCTAATAATGAGCGTCTGTTGTGTAAAAGCCACAGACGCTTATTCTGTTTTAAACTATAATATGTATTCACACGTTGACAAGGAGGATGTAAATGGCTGTAACTGAAACTCGTACGGTCACGCCTGAAGAGGCACGTAGCCGTATTTTACGCTCGTTTAAACACAAGCGACCCATGTTCCTATGGGGACCGCCCGGTGTTGGCAAAAGTGAAGTGATCGCTGACATTTGTGACGAGCTAGGCGGCTACATGATCGACCTGCGTCTATCGCAGATGGAGCCCACTGACATGCGTGGTATCCCGTTCTATAACAAGGACAAGGGTCTGATGGATTGGGCACCACCTATTGATTTGCCTGACGCCGAGCTAGCGGCTCAGTATCCGATTGTAGTATTGCTATTGGATGAGATGAATTCAGCGGCACCGGCTGTACAAGCGGCAGCATATCAGCTGATTCTCAATCGCCGAATCGGCAAGTACACACTGCCCGACAATGTAGTGATGGTGGCTGCGGGTAATAGAGATAGCGATAAAGGTGTCACTTATCGTATGCCTAGTCCGCTAGCCAATCGCTTTGTACACTTGGAGGTCCGTCCGGACTTTGAATCTTGGCAGACGTGGGCTGTTAAAAACAAGATCCATGCAGATGTTGTTGGTTATCTGTCGTTTGCTAAGGCAGACATGTTTGACTTTGATCCGCGTAGTAATAGCCGCTCGTTTGCTACGCCGCGTTCTTGGACCTTTGCCAGTGAGTTCTGTCATGACGAAGGCGTGCCAGCTTCAGAGCTTACGGATCTTGTTGCAGGCTGTGTAGGCGAGGGTATTGCACACAAGTTTATGGCTCACCGCAAGGTTGCTGGTTCGTTGCCCAAACCCGAAGACATTCTAGCAGGCAAGGTTAAAGAACTCAAGACCAAAGAAGTGTCGGCTATGTATTCGTTGACTACTAGTATGTGTTACGAGTTGCAAGACTATCACACCAAGAACAAGGACAAGATTGCCGAGTTTCATAAGATGGCGGATAACTTCTTGCGATTCATGATGGATAATTTTACAACCGAAGTCACTGTCATGGGTGCTAGAGTTGCACTTACTACATACAATCTGCCAATGGTTCCAGGCAAGATGCCAAGCTTTGATGAGTTCCATCAGCGTTTTGGCAAGTATGTTCTTGCAGCAGCTGGTTCTACCAAGTAATTGAGTCGCGTGTGAGGCGGAGGCAGGATCTTGATCCGTAAGTCCTCCTTTTTATTATGAAATTTTTTGTTGAAAAACTTAACAAGAGATATACCGGACATTTACTTTGGCAATACCGCTTGCGTATTGGCCATAGCCCTAATGCATATAAATCAGCCAATAGAAATTTTCATACACTTAGGTCGTGGATGATTGAACAATACGCGTTAAGCACAGAGCGAGATAGTTATGCGAATACAGTTTTGGAGTTTAAAGATAACGAATTGTTCGACCCGCCGTGGTGTTGGCACGTGGATCGAGATTATCCAAATACTCAATACATATATGTGCAGAATCGCAATATCCTAAGCCACATAACATTAAGATGGGTTTGACTATAAATCCATTTTGCGCTATAATATACATATAGTTAAGGAGCATAACAAATGGCAGAATCTACAATAATTGACAAAGAAAAAGTTGTAACCGTTACGTATCCGCGCACAGATGCTGCGGCTCGTGAGAAACTGACTACTGCACGTATTGGCTTGTTGCTCAAGGCTCCGTTCTTTGGACAGCTGGCTACCCGAATGACCCTAACTAATGCGGATGAATGGTGCGGTACCGCTGCAACTGACGGACGCAAGTTCTATTACAACAGCGAGTTTGTGAACAAGATGCCGCTAAAGCAACTTGAGTTTCTTGTCGGACACGAAATTCTACATGCTGTATATGATCACATGGGCCGACGTGGCGATCGTCAACCGCGTCTCAGTAATATTGCTGCTGACTATTGTGTGAATCAAGACCTTGTAGAACAGCGCATTGGTGAAAAGATCAGTGTAGTTCCTATCTTGTTTGACAACAAGTTTAAAGGTCAAAGCTATGAAGAAGTATATGACTATCTGTACGAGAACGCAGACAAGATAGACTTGGACCAACTTGAGAAGATGATTCTAGACGATCACCTCGAAGAAGATAGCGACGGTGAAGGCAAAGACGGTTCGGGTAAGCCTCGACTAAGCAAAGAAGAAGCACAGGCTATCCGCGATGAGATAAAAGGTGCTGTAATTAGTGCGGCGCAGGCAGCAGGCGCAGGCAACTTGCCAATGGGTGTTAAACGACTGCTCAAAGATATTACTGCACCTGTAATTGGCTGGAAGGAACTGCTACAACAACAAATCACAGCCGTAATCAAGAACGACTATACTTGGGCGCGGCCTAGTCGACGAGGTTGGCACATGGATGCTATCATGCCCGGACTCAAGCCTGGCGACATGATTGATATCTGTATTGCTATGGACCAGTCGGGTAGTATTAGTGAAGCCGATAGCAAAGCGTTCCTTGGCGAGATTAAAGGCATTATGGAAGCCTTTGACGAGTACAAAATCACGCTATGGTGCTTTGACACTGAAATTTACAATGTCAAAACTTATACGTCGGACAATATTGAAGACATTGAAAACTACGAACCAGCAGGTGGTGGCGGTACCGACTTTATGGCCAATTGGGAGTTCATGAAGCAAGAAAACATTGAACCAAAAAAGTTTATCATGTTTACCGACGGCATGCCGTGCGGTGAGTGGGGCGAGAAAGAGTATTGCGAAACTGTTTGGATCATTAAAGGCAATCCTGGCTGCGAACCCCCGTGGGGCATCTGGGCTCACTACGAAGAAGCTGCGAGAGGACGATAATGATATCGAAAGAATTTATTTTAGTACTTGTGGCTGTAGCTATCGCAGTTGTAGTGGCCCTGTACAGTTTCCCCGAAGATAGGCGAGTAATTGATTGCAGCATTGCAGAAATCAGCCCGGACTATACTAACGAAATAAAAGAAGCCTGTAGGAAAGAAAGGATGGCACGATGATAGTTGAACTAAACAATGAAGCGGTAGATGGCTTGATGCGTAGTATTCTTGTACAAGACTATAAAGGCTTGTGTGAGGACATTGGTCGCCTGGAGTCTGCTAAAGAATTAAAGAAATATCAAAAAGAAGATCTTGAACATAATTATAGATACCGTAATGCTATGGAAACACTCATGGAGTACTATGTTGGATTTGATTGGAAAGAACGACTAGGGGACAACAATGGCACCAATTAATTTTGACGAGCTAAAAGCAAGCAAAAAAGTCAAACAACTTATTGCTGACTTGCAAGAACGTTTGTTGCTAACCGAAGACGCACTAGAAGATATCACTCGTGCAGCTGAAATTGTTGAAGTAACCGGGCAGCGAGAAATTTTAAGCACTTGGATCGAACAATCAAATGAGTTTCTTAGAAATCGTATTGTGCGACCAGATACTAGCATATCAGCCGACGAACAAAAAATTCTTGTTGTAACAGATGAGACCAAAGGCAACAAAAATGTTACGTAACGGAGAAGCAAATCCGTTAGCAGTACACGGACTACGTGAGTTGGATCGCTGTCCACCACATTTTGTCAAAGTTCAATTTGAACTACAACTTGGAAATCCAAAAAAAATTACCGACTGGATCTGGGAAAATTTTGAAGGTAGATTTTGGTTTGGAGATATTTATTATACAAACAAAAACGGACCAATAATTATGTCTACTTGTGCTGCGTTTGAAATCCCCGGCGAAGCAAGTATGTTTAGTCTTTGCCTAGATCAGATACAACAATCTAACTATTAGTAAAAAAAACTATCTAATTGGTCTTCATTAAATATATATAACTTTAATGGAGAACAAATGGATCAGAATTCACAATCCCCCGAAGCACCCAGCCTTGCTCTTGCAGATTTAGTTTTAATGTTGAATCTTATACGAGTGACTAGCGAACGCGGTGCTATCAAAGCCGAAGAACTCAGCGCAGTCGGCGCAGTTTACGATAAACTTTTAAAATTTTTAGAAGCCAGCGGTGCCATAAATAAAACGACACCGCTAGATGCCGCTGCGGATCAGTCCGAATAAATCAAGGAGAAATCAAATGTTAAAACACGTTGGTAAACACAACGATAAGCGATGTGTAATTGTGTTTCGAAAAATTCCCGAATTAGATCACATGGCACTGGTTTTGTACAGTGACTTGTTACCAAGAATGATTCATGATGAAGTTATGCGAGCACTCGAAAGTCCGCAAGGACAAGAAGCCAAAGAACTCAGTGATGTTTTATTTAGGACTATTATGGCTGATGGTGCTAATTGTTTAGAAAGTCTACATCGCAATGGGCTAATGAAGAAAGTTCCTACTAATCAAGTGTTAGTTACACCAACTTCAAATTCGAGTGTTCGGTTAGATGAGCTAAACGATATTCTTGACGAAATGGCCAAAGGCGAAGAAGCATTAAAACGGCTACAGGACATTGATGCCAGCAGAGGCATGACAGGCAAACAGGCACCTAGAAAAGCTACAATTCAGGAAGTGGGTGAACGTAAAACTCGTGAAGCACAAGGTAATACCAGTGCAGCCGACATGCTGTCAGGACTATTGTCAGATTCTGACCTCGCATCGCAACGGTTAGAGCAAGCTCAAAAAATGGAAGCAAGTGCTCAACAATTGTTGGCCGAAGCAGAAAGATTAAAACAAGAAGCACAAAGTCTTAGTCCAAAGGTAGATGATGTCGGAACAAAAACCAAAAAAACCGCGACAAAAAAGCAAGCGGCTTAATTTAAATAGCAAAGTACAATGGGAATCTATTCTAAAGTCAGTTGAGAAAAAAGAGATTCCCATTGCTTTACTAGAAAGTGTCTCAGTGAATTTAACAGATGGCACAATTGTAAATATCAATATTAAAGAACTGTTAGACGAAGGTAATGACCCAAACGAACTTGAAGAAATGATCAAGGTCAAATTGAGTGCATTGGATCATATTATAAGTGATATTGATTTTTACATAAGTGTCAAGGCAGTTGCAAAAGTTGTTCAGCCTGCAACAGATAATATTTTAAAAAATTTATGAAAAGTCGCAAAGGCAATTTATACACCTTTGGTTGTAGTATGACTTCATATAGTTGGCCTACTTGGGCGGACATACTAGGTAAAGAATATGATTATTTTGAAAACTGGGCTAGACCAGGTGCAGGAAACAACTTTATATTTAATTCAATTATTGAATGTCTTATCAAAAAAACTTTTACCGAAGACGACACCGTAATTGTAATGTGGTCCGGAATAACTCGAATTGACTATTATCAAATGAATGAATGGAGTCATTATCATTCTATATTTGACACTAAGTCACCTGTCAGTTGTCCAAATGGAGCAGAAATTATAAGTTATGCATTATTCACAGCTATAGACAAAATACTTTCATCATCAAAAAGTAGTTACTCTTTTTTAAGTTTTTTAGATTATGATTTATATTCTAAAGCAGGCTCATTATATAGAGATACCCTAAAGAAAATTCGTAAAATTAATTTTCCGATAGTGTCAAAAGAAGTTTCTTTAACAGCACAACATAAATTACAAGATTTATACGATAGACACGCAGGTGTTGATTGGCCAAAACTAATTGATATTTTTTCTTATGATAGAACTGTTTATAATACATCAATAAATAACGAAGTTGATTCTTTTTTGCAACTTATAGGTAATAATAAACATTTATACTTCACTAATACAGCACAAGACAGCCATCCAACCCCATTAGAACATTTAACCGCACTTAAATTTATAACTAACTTAGATATAAATGAATCTACAGTAAATTGGGTGCGGGATATTGATAAAAAAATTACTCAAAAACAACCTTATTTTTTTGAAAAATTTATCCCAGAAAGATTATAAAAAATGATTTGCACCATATTCGCCACAGACCAATTGGGAACATTTGGTAACCGTGGAACCTTGCCATGGCCAATACATTCAGAAGATATGGAATGGTTTCGTGAGCACACCCTCAATCAAATAGTTGTAATGGGCCGTAACACTTGGGATGATCCTAAAATGAGTAAACCTTTACCTGATAGAATAAATTGTGTTGTTTCTAATCAACCTTTACAGCACTCAGGTGTACGTAGATTACATGGTGATTATAAGGACGCAATTAAAAATTTACAAGAATTATATCCAAAGAAAAATGTGTTTATTCTAGGTGGCCCTAGTATCATAATGGAATGCAAGGATTTAATTGATTACGCTTATGTAACCCACAGGCGAGGCGCAGCTTTTTCGGATGTTCGTATTGACTTACGATCTTTTATGATGGGTATGCGTATAACAAGTTCACGCCCTAGTGCCGATAAAACTTTAAACTTTTGCATTTATAAAAATATAGATATTTTTAGATAATGCCAAGAAAAATTTATATCTTTGGCGATAGTTGGGGTGCCGGAGTATGGGAAAATCACAAAATAATTCACAAAGGTCTAGAATTCTTTCTAAGTAATTTAGGTTACACCGTTATAAATCTAAGTCGTCCGGCCAGTTCTAATCTTAATTTAGTACGTTTGTTAAGTAAAGAAATAGTTAATATAGACCGCAGTGACTTTATATTTTTTATAACTACAGACGCAACTAGAGATACATTTTTTACTAAAAATAGTCTCACTAAATGCCTACAAGAGAACCAAAGTCTATCAGGGTTAGTTGACATCTTACTAGATTCAACTTATAATATGCTTAACAATCTATGCAAACAATTCAATAGGAAAATTTATATGATTGGAGCACTTAACAATTTAGATTACTCTATTTCTAATTATAATAATCTTATTCCTATAGTATCTTCGTGGGTTAATATATTAGTAGGTCATTTTAATGAGTATAGTAACACAATAGATAACAAATTTAGAATATTATCAAATCCAAACTGCAGAATTGAATTAGTTGATTTAAAATTGTTTAACGATCTACAGGCAAAGAATGTGATTGAAGATTTTTATTTGTATCAAGAAACGAATTCATTGGTATTTAGAGAAAGTGTCTTTTACCCAGATGGAGTGCATCCTAATCATAATGGACATAAAATTTTATTTAATCATATTCGAGAAAAATTAAACTTATGAAAACATACCACAATGTTCTTAAAGATATATTAGAAACAGGAACACGCAAAGATGATCGCACGGGTGTAGGTACCATAAGCAAGTTTGGTATGCAGCAACGTTATGATTTAAGTCAAGGTTTTCCTGCTGTAACTACAAAAAAACTAGCATGGAATGCTGTGGTGGGCGAACTATTATGGATGATTGAAGGTTCAGGCGATGAACGTAGATTGGCTGAGATAACGCATGGCACACGGGATGGTACAGTAACTATATGGACGCCCAATGCACTAGCACCATATTGGCGATCGCGGGCCCAATTTGAAGGAGATCTAGGTCGTGTGTACGGAGTACAGTGGAGACATTGGCGTACTATCAAAGAACGCGAAACAGAAGGATCTTTCAAAGACGGGTTTGGAAGCACTTACCGAAGAGTAGGCAATAACGTTGAAATTAAAGAAGTCGATCAACTACGAAATTTAATCGACGGTATTAAGCAAGATCTGCACGGACGACGACACATATTAACTGCATGGAATCCTGGAGAATTAGATCAAATGGCCCTGCCACCGTGTCATTGTTTTGCACAGTTTTATGTAGCAGATGGAAGATTGTCGTGCCAGATGTATCAGCGATCCTGCGATATGTTTTTGGGTGTACCTTTTAATATCGCCAGCTATTCGCTACTAACAGCAATGATTGCACAAGTGTGTGATTTGGATGTAGGAGAGTTTGTTCACGTTCTAGGCGACGCACACATATACCTAGATCATGTAGAGCAAGTAAAAGAACAGTTGACACGTGAACCATTGCCTGCACCGCAATTGTGGCTCAATCCTGAGATAACTGATATTACAAAATTTACCATGTCTGATATTCGACTCGAAGGATATCAAAGCCATGGTGCTATCAAGGCCCGGATGGCTGTATGACCGCGCAAATGTGTAGCGTTCCTACATTATTAGATGATTTTAAAATCACCAGCGATAAAGTTTTTGTTTTACAAACGCACGATCCAAATGATGATACTATGAACTCTTTTGCCGACATAGAAGGCAAAATTATCATCTTACTTTATTTAGAATATCATACTTATGACTGGATCGAAGAAATTTTAGCTAATAGCAAAAGTCATTATGAAATGACTGGAAAATTAAAAAATTATTACATTATTGTCCACTCTCACAAATATCCTCAATCTCTTTTCGATGAATATCAAGATTTTTTTTCTTTCTTGTATCAACCACTTATCTACAACTATTATACTGACCATTTTCAAAAGGTAGAATTAAAAAAAAATATCAAATTTCATTTTCTTTCTCTTAATAACAGAGCATCTGTAGCAAGACAATCACTATATTATTTTTTTGTAAAATTTAATTTAATCGAAAAATCATATTTTAGTTATTTAGGAGAGCTTGAAAGATCAAAATATAAGTCTTACGACGAAATATCCGAAGAAATGCTAAGTAGTCATACCGCATGGTTCTGTAAAAATCTAGATTTACACAAACTGCATAATAATATACCGTTTACAATTAAGGGGGACAAATTTGAAATAAATGATTGGTCTATAGGAGATAAAAAATACTATGAAGATACATTTTGTTCTGTAGTATTTGAAACCTATGACGATCAACCGTTTCCATATTTTACAGAAAAAATTTTTAAACCTATAGTGTTTGGGCACCCATTTATTTTACACGGCAATCCTGGTTCTCTAAAAATGTTACAAGATTTAGGATTTCAAACTTTTGCTAATTTTTGGGATGAAGATTACGATAGTTTAGCAGGAAATTACAGACTAGAAGCTATTTTTCATTTACTTTTAGAAATGTCAACTTGGTCAGTGAACAAATTAGAAAAATTACATCGTGAAATTTTACCTATACTAGAACATAACCAAAATCTTTTTTGGTCTTGGCCTAGTGCCTATAAAAGCATAAAGACAGAATTGTTTAATGACATTAATCAAATAATACAAAATAAAATACATTTATTATGATACTACATAGCTTTCACATGGCAGATGTTGAGGATCCTTATCTGTATGCTGCCTTTCCTATTGGAGAATGGCAAGAAACAGAAAAAGGCAAATGGATAATGGAGAACGTGACTTCTGAGCCCACTTTTCATGTCACGCCCGACCATGACACTCTTGGGTATCGTGTAGTTATTACGGGAAATCTTAATCCAGAAGCAGAAATCTACTTTAGATTAAAATTTTTATGAAACGTATATTTGATATAGGAGATTTTCAGTTACATTATGAAGATGATGTTGACGGCGGCGGAACATCAATTGGATTAGATTTTAAAAATATTCTAAACACACACTATGCTCATCGCGAATTCAAATGCTGCTTAGAATGGTGTTCGGGCCCTGGCTTTATTGGATTTGATTTATTATTAAACAATTACTGCAAAGAATTAACACTAGTAGATCAACATCAATCTGCTTTGAATTTTGCTACACATAGTTTATCATGTTATAATACTAATTTAAATGTTACCACTTATTGCACAGATAAAATTTCTAGTTTACCAATAACCAAAAAATTTGATCTGGTGGTGGCAAATCCTCCACACTTTTCTAAGCCAGTAAATTATCAAGAAATTGTGTTAAGAAACGATCCTAGAATTTATTTAGATCTAGATTGGGTTATACATAAAGAATTTTTTAACAACATTTCCAAACATCTAACCCCGGACGGTGTAATACTGTTACAAGAGAGTTCATGGGGGTGTAACCGTGATACCTTTGATAAATTTTTAGTTAACTTACAACGAACTAATTGTTATCAAACCAATTCACCAGTTAACGATTATCCAATTTTTTATATAGAATATAAATTACAATGAAAGTTTTTATAACAGGTAGTGCGGGCTTTATTGGTCATAATGTAGTACAACAATTAGAAAAACATGGCATTGAATGTTTTGGAGTCGATAGTCGTACCAACTATGGATTCGTTCCACAAGACGAATTAGATTATTTGATACGAGAAAGATTATCAAGAATACGTGCAACACCGTTAGTTGGCGATATACGCAATGGTGATGATATTAAAAGTCGTGTTGGTGTTTTTGGCTGTGACACTATTATACATCTGGCTAGTTTTCCTAGACAAAAAGTTGTTGGTCGAAATCCTGTTGTAGCCAGTGAAGTGATGAGCACCGGATTGATTAATTTACTCGAAGCAGCAGCAACTCATCGAGTAAAACGTTTTGTTTATATTAGTTCTAGCATGGTATACGGCGACTTTGAAACAGATGTAACAGAAGATGCTGTATGCAATCCAATTGGCCAATATGGCATTATGAAATACATGGGCGAAAAACTGGTCGAAGATTATGCTCGTCAACACGGTTTTGAATCGGTAATTATTCGTCCTAGTGCAGTTTATGGCGAATGGGATGTAGAGGACCGTGTAGTATCAAAATTTATGCTAACAGCAATGAAAGGCGAAACTCTCAAAGTTAAAGGTGCCAATGAAGTATTAGATTTCACTTATGTCGAGGATGCTGCTTTGGGAATTGTTCAAGCAACCTGCAGTAAATATAGTGCAAATAAAATTTATAATATTACTCGAAGTGCAGAACGTCAATATACATTATGCGATGCAGCCGAGTTGGCAATTGCAATAGCCGGCAAAGGCTCGATTGAAATACAAGATCGAGATTTGAATTTTCCTAAGCGAGGAAGACTTAATATCGATCGCGCCACACAAGATTTTGGTTATTCGCCTAGGGTCAACGTTGAAGAAGGATTCCAACGCTATTATGAATGGTTTCAACAATCAGATTATTGGCAGTCTAGATTATGCAAGTAATTCCTTTTTTCGGAATTCATAGACAGTACCAAAATATTCGCGAAGAAATATTAGAAATAACAGATCGGGTGTACTCTACCGGTCGCGTCCTCGATGGCGCTTACACAGAACACTTTGAAAATAAAATAGCAAAACGGTGTAACAGAGCATATGCATTAGCAGTCAATTCTGGAACACAAGCATTGATTTTTGCACAAATGGCCGCGGTGTCCAGACCGCCATATTCAATTTTAATTCCTACTGTGAGTTTTGTGGCTACTATCAATAGTGTGCTAATGAATAATTTTACTCCAGTGTTTTGTGATATCGATCACAAAGGACTAATTGATCTTGATAGCTACGAATATAAGCTTGATCAAAGTGTTGGCGCTGTCATGTATGTTAATTTGTTTGGCAACTGTGTAGACTGGGACAGGTTTCAAATGCAGACCAGATTCTTTAATGATGATTTAATTATTATCGAAGATGCTGCACAAAGTTTCGGAGCAAGTTATCAGGGCGTTCCTAGTGGAAAACTCGGCGATATCAGTGTTTTGAGTTTTGATCCAACTAAAAACTTGAACAATTACGGTAGCGGCGGAATGATTCTAACCGACGACTATCATATATATGAGACATGTCGAACTCTCAGGGACAATGGTAAAAGTATCCACGACACTCCAGGAACCAATAGCAAAATGAGCGAAAGTGATTGTGCTCAAATGCTTATCAAATTACAACATTTTGATTCGTGGCAGAGGAGGCGCAAAGAGATAGCTGATTATTATATTAACGAATTATATCAATTTGTTGACATTTCGGTACCAAACAAGGGCGTCGAACATGCCTGGCACAAATTTGTAATTAGAACTAATAACAGGTCAGCTTTAATGGGTCATCTGGCCAGACAAGGAATAGAAACAAAAATACATTATGAATCTGCTCTGTATGATTTAGGTGTAGGATTTAATTACATAGATTACGGAAAAGATTTATTCACAGAAACTGCTGCCTTTACTCGAGAATGTCTTAGCCTGCCTATCTATCCCGAACTTTTAGATAGCGAAGTTGAAACAATTGTAGAACAAATTAAATTTTATATAGATTCTTAAATCTTTGTGACAGCCAAGGCCAATCAAAACTTAGCATTAACTTATCATACTCGCCATCAACTTCTTTGTAATATTCAACTGCGTCTTGAGCACCACGTAAACACCATTCTGCATTATCCCCATTGGCCACATTAAGCCAAGTATCTAGTCTGTATTCTGTTTCTACTGTAGGTTCAGTTTCCATAAACAATTTTAACTTTAGGACTTCTCTGAATGCAGTGCGCCAAGTCATCCAAGGATCGGCATTGAAATAAGCAATGGCACTTAGTTCAGGAACTACCGTGTGTTTTTGACTCAGTGTAAAGTCAAGACCAGATTCAATTGTTTCCAATACCAATCGCTTATTATAGGCAATCACACCCATATGACCATACTCTAGTCCATTTAGGCAATTACGACTATGGAATATGTAATGCTTGGGTTCTTGCCAATAATCAGGTTGCCAAATAAAATCAAAACTACCTAATATTTCTAACTTAGCAAAAACAGCGAAGAACCATGGTGATGTGCTTGCTTGCGCTGCGGTATGATATGCAGCAATACGCCCATTAACGTTTTGCACTCTGTGTATCTTTTGTTGACCATGTGGTATCTGTGCTTCTACTGTTACCTTTAGATGATTGTACCAGCGTTCTGCATCAGGCTCGCCGTTACTAATATACACGATATCCAGCGGTTGGTCTGTATAAAATGCGTCTGAACGTCTATTAATATACGGATAATCATACAATTGTGTCTTGATATGTGCCCTGGCTTCTCTAGGTACAATAGTCGTGCTACCCGACGAATTTAGTGGTTCTGCAATACGATCTTTTGGATGCCATAAACATGGTGGCACACAGATTGGGCCTATTGGAAATTTTTGAGTCTTAAATATGGCATAAGGAAATTGAAAATTATATGCTTGTACAGCAGGAATCAAACTGTCATTGTTGTATTCAATGATAGGTGCTTTCACAGGAACAATTTGATCACTACAATAATTAATTACATTAAACCAATCCAATAATTCTAATTCGTACAACTGTGTTTTAAGAGACGGTATATGAATGTAAAAGGTATCGCCTCTTTTTTGAAATTTGTATTTAAAATTTTCACATGCTGTAGGAAACACATGTATCATTTCTCTCTGTTCAGGAGCAGGATGCCACGTAAAATCAAATTCTCTATAATCACAGAAGCTACTAATAATCCAAACAAACTTTGTAGTTGCCAAATTGGCAATACGTTTAAAAACGTTTAAATGACTGTCAACATACCTGGTGCTTTTTGCATCGGGATATTGTTTTTGTATACGAGCAAATTGTTCCGGGCTTTCTTGATTTAGAAAATCCATATAAAATATCTGGGTGGCGCCATTGCGTATATGTTGATCGTTCACATACTTGATGCCTGCGGTACCCGGATATACAGGGCCACCATCTCGCTGCCATTGCGTTGGAAAATGATATTCATAATCAGGTTCTAATTCATCAGGGTGCCAACTATAATCAAATTGGCTATCATCTATATTGCCGGGAACAATCCACTTATTTTTCTCAACACAGCGTGTGACTTTTTGCTCTGTTCTAAAATGCCATTCTCTATTGTTTACGGTATCTACATTTGCAAAATATGCACCGCCGGTACGTTGCCACTGTGTTCCAAAACAGTGTACATGATGTGCTTCCCAAGGAGCAGGACGCCACGCAAAATCAAAATTTGTATAGTCGTTGCAGTCATAAATATACCAGTAGAATTTAGTTCTACTTTTTTTAGCAGCATCTTCCAAACAGTCAGCTGGTCTTTCGAACGCAAACAAATTTGGTTTTTCCCCAGAATAAAAGACATCAAACATGTATAATATAAACAGCCACTATAATTTTATTCTACAACATGCAAAAATAAACTACGATATATCGCCAAAACTTGCTTACTTCTTTCCGTTTGGTGCAACTGCGTTCTCACAGCTTGAAATATTAGGTACAACCGACCCTGATGTATTTTTTCTGTGTTTTGATCAAGAACCTTTAAACTACCATTATAACTTTGACACTTTTTCAAAATTTGATAATTTGACTGTAACTTCCAATGGCAGTCAACAAATCAAAGAATCTACACAATATAGTCAATATTGGAAAAATGATATATCTTTAAAATACAGATCATTAAAATATAAAGACAAAGTTCCTACTATACTACTTAACACAGAAAAAGATAGTGACGAAAAAAATAAAATTTTAGAAAAATTTAATTATATTGATTGTTACTATTTTTACCATGCCCTAGCAGCAATAGATTGGTACCGAGGTTATCAATTCTGTAGTGAAATTATACCAATACGAAAAAGAAAAATAGAAAAAAAATTTATTACATTTAATAGGATAACTGGCAATTCTAGAATTTATAGAGCTTTTTTTGTCGCTAAACTCAGTCAACAAAATCTATTAGATTATGGCCATATAAGTTTTAGTAATGTTTGTCCAGTTCACGGTAAATTACAGTTCTCAATTGTCAAAACATTAGAACAGTTTGGGTTAGACAAAAAATTTGTTTTCCAAGAATTAGATTATATAACCAATCTTCCAAGTCTAAGAATTGATAGTGAGCACAATATGCCTATTGACAATTCAAGTTTTACTCTTGAGCCTATTCCAAAATTGATGCAAAGTTTTGTTCATGTTGTTACAGAAACCTGTTTCTGGGAACGCAAGAAACATTTAACTGAAAAAATTTTTAAACCTATAGCGTTGAAACAGCCTTTTATATTGTTAGGGTGTGTTGACAATCTTGCATACTTAAAAGAATACGGATTTATAACATTTGACAAATGGTGGGATGAAAGTTATGATCAATGCCAAGATCCAATTGAGCGAATCGATATGGTCGTTGATATAATAAAAAGTTTAAGCAAACTATCAAATAATGATTTAGAAAAAATGTTATATGACATGGAGGAAGTTCTTGAGTACAATTACAATTTGTTTTACAGTAAACACTTTGTTGATCAAATATGGAACGAATTACAAACAAATCTCAATTCAGCAATTGCTCAAGCTCTAGACCAGACTTTTCTAGAAAATTTAAACCGTTTTTATTTCGATACAAATCTCTATATACAACCTTGGTAATACCTGATTGATATATCAATTTTGCACATTCTAAACAAGGACTATGTGTTACAAACATTGTAGCACCTTGTCCAGATTCTGGCGATTTTGCTAATTTGGCAATAGCATTGGTTTCAGCATGCAGGACTTCTGGTTTGGTGGTTAGTGTAGAAGTTTTCACTTGTATTGTATTACCGTCCAAATCTTTAGCGTTATTGTATTCAGTTACCAATTCATCCTCGCAATTGTTATCCCAACCAGCAGGCATTCCATTATAGCCAATTGAAATAATTCTGTCATCTTTGACAATAATAGCTCCAACTTTCAATCTACGTGCCAAACTAAGTTCTGCAAACGTTTGTGCTGTTTTCATGTAGGCACGTTTAAATTTGTCTTTCATTCGATGCCCATTTGTTTTCGTATAGTGGTTGCTGATATAGCCTGTGTAACATCGTCAAATGTTTCTTCTTCGATGAGGTAACCAACATCACGACCATATGTAATATTAACTATATTAGGAACAACAATGATTTCATATCGTCCTTTATACTCGGGATCAAGATCAGCACGAATATACTTTTTAACTTCTTCAAGATTAAACGGATTACTGTGATTCCATCCTTGGCAATCTCTTATCATAATACACACTTGTCCGGTTTTCTTTATTGCTCTTTCAAATAATGCACGATGCCCTGCATGCCACGGTTGCCAACGACCTAACATTTGCACTGTGGGTTTTCGCCAATCAAATGTAGGTACTGATTCTATACAAGCAGTTTGATTTACAATAGACAAATAACCTTCACAATAAACATTCCATTTTTCAACACCGTTTTCAACAGTGACATCGTCGCGCATAGGAACACGGATATCTAGGTGTTCAACTAAATGTTCTACTCCATTCTCGAACACACGCCAAACTTTACCATTGCTATTATGTTGGTGATTGAATCTTATGTGATATTTGTTCATATATTGTCCTTGCCCATCGACCTGCATCTTGCTCGGTCACTCTTACATCGTGTGTTTCGGGCGGAAGAAACACACGATTAGTATCTTCAAATCTACCCTCTGCTATTGTATCTACCCAAATCAAAAAGTGCGGATCGTAAATGTCGCGCATTTCTTTTAGGGGACAAACAAAATCTGCAATTACATAATCTTTGTTTGAAACATCTGCTATTTCTCTCATTCGTCGGCTTTGACGAATTCGTCCTTCATAGCTGAAATCCCAATCATTAAATTTTTTTCTTATTTCATCTGCATTTAACCAGAGAACATCCGGACTAAAATAGTTTAATAAATTTATTGCAAGCGTAGTTTTGCCTGCTCCGGGCAATCCCATTATAAGAATTCTAGTTGTCATGAAAAAACCTCACCATTTTTTAGAAATCTAATTTTTTATCTTTTATATGTTTTTTAAGTTCTAGTGCCCATTCATAATGAGCTAATTTGCCTGGATGTATTTTATCTTTATCAAACCAATTATTTTTTTTAGTGATACTGTATATATTATTTGTTGTACAACAATTCGTCCAATTGATTAAATTATATAGATTTTCATTTATACTTTTTAAGTCTAAAACATAATCTTGATAAAAAGTAAATATATATAATACCCCCAGCTGCATTAGTATACTTTGTAAAGAAATTATCTTTATGAGGAAAGAGTCTACCATTTGATTATAACTTACATTCTTATAGTATGAATCAAACAAATTCATACATTCTTTATCGTTATTTAAATACCCACAACCAAAAATCCAATCTTTTTGAACAAAGTCTTGATCATTAACTGGATGTATTATTTTTTCAGGCCAATCGTTTTGCTTGTGCTGAAAATTTGAAGTAAAAATGGTGTTAAAATTCTTTACGGTTCTGTAATCTATTCTATGTGGTTGAGACCACATAATAATAACTGCATCGTAATTTCTTAATGATAATTCTGTAACTGTAGATTCAAAAATATAAGTATTACCAGCACCGGACTGTGCGAGATTTATCAATTCAAAATTATACATTGATTGTAAAGCATGCGGCCAACTATCAGGACCTCTGCTAAAGCTACAGCCATTTGTTAACACTCTCATGAAAATACCTTTACACCGTATTTACTTTCAAATCTATCTGCGTCGTCTCGATCATTTACCATTGGCTCACCTTTGATATTTAAACTTGTGTTTAGTAGCATAGGGCAGTCAGTCATTACAAACCATTTTTCCAATAATTGTCTGATGCCCGAACCGTCTGCTGGTACCGTTTGTACTCGACTGGTCCCATCAACATGGCAGATAGCAGGAAAACGGCTAGGATACCAACAATGAGCGACTGACTGCATATAACGGCTATTAGGCCACCCGTTGCGGAAATCAAAGTACTGATCAGCCATCTCCTCCAATATGACAGGGGCAAAAGGTCTGAATTTTTGTCTGCGTTTAATTTCATTTACTCGATCCTTGATGTTAGGTCCTCTTGGGTCCGCTAATAAACTTCTATTACCTAAAGCACGGGGACCAAACTCTGCACGACCACTAGCAACACCGCAAATACCGTCAGATAATAAACTATCAAGTATGGGTGTAACGGGATATGGTCCCGGAATATCGTGGCCCAGATAAGCATCGACCCAATTAACACGACGCCCATAAGCGAGAGCGGCAGCGCCAAGACTGCTACCAGCATCACCAGGATTAGGCATAATCCAAATATTTTCAAAGTATTCTCCAAGGTTTCTATTTGCCAAACAGTTTAATGCTACACCACCCATATAAACAAGATTTGCACTCCACGCAAAATCTCTTGCTCGACGCATCACATTGTATACCAATCTTTCTAAAACTTTTTGTGCTGCTGCTGCTAAATCTGCGTCATGCACATCTGTTAAAAAATCATTTGTAATACCAACATGTAAATTTTGTTTAAATGTAGTTTCCCATTCGTTTACAATCAACTCATCTTGTAGTGTGCTGGCATAACCGTTTCTTCCATATGCGCTCATACCCATTAAAATGTATTCATCTTCGTTAGGTTTTAATCCTACTCTTTGAGTCATTGCGCTATAAAACAATCCTATACTATGAGGATATCGTTGACCCCATAGTCGTTTATATTGGGCTATTCCACGACTGTCGTACTCCGCGCCCCATATGCTAACAGTGTCCCACTCACCACTTGCGTCAATGACTACTACTGTTGCGCGATTGTATGGACTTGTTTGGAAGCCGGCTGCTGCATGACTCATGTGATGATTATGACTACTGTAACTGGGAATATGTGCCCATCTGCCAAACTGTTCTGTCAAGATCCTTCGAGTAGATAAACGATTCCACTCTATACCTTCTTCACTGTACAATCTTCGTAATTGTTTCTTCCACGGAGTTTCATAATATGCAACATGAGCAATAGGAAACTGATCCATGATATCATCCATCATGGCACGACAAAGATTGGCATCGTTTTTGACCCGGCTGTAACGTTCGCTATGCGCTGCATACAGTATATCGCCTTGGCGATTGATTACTGCGGCAGCAGCGTCATGAAAGCCAGCACTTATTCCTAATATGTTCATAAATTTTTTCTGCTATAATTTCATGGCCTTGTTCAAGTGGATGGCCACCGGGTCCATGTGGCAAACCGTAGGTCCATTCTCCTACACTTGTAAACATACCATCAACAAACATTGAATGATCTATTGCATCAATCAAGGTTTTGTGCTTGGAATGATAAATTTGATGACTTTGATGAGAACCACAAGCAATAAACATAACACAAGGAACATTATGAACTTCACAAAAACTTTGAGCCAATAAAATTTGTCTTAACCAATTGGCATAATAGTACTCAGGCACATCGTATGCAGTTATATACTTGATTAAATTAATTCGATGGGTGGGATCATCTAATTGTATGGCTCTGTAATTTCTACCGGCCCATATATCATACACTCCAATTTCGTCGGCAAATTCCTGTCTATTACAATCTGACCATCCAATAATAACTAAATCACTTTTGTCTAAAACACAGTGAATCAATCTTTTAACTATACGTGTATTTCCACTTGCAGGTCTTCCTAAATTGGCCACATGTTTATGTAATTTATTAGACAAGATCGTAGGCCACGCTAAGTTTTTACACTCAAGTTCGTCACCGTATGTGAAACTATCTCCTATTGCATGGATCATGGTGTCAATGCCCAGCACTGCTGATTTACATAGTTTAACACTTTTCCAGCTACCAATGTATGGCCGTCTTCAAGGAAATGCCCCCTTGAACCCTGTTTACAATTTTTTGTCCATTCTATCATTCCACTGATATTAAAATCTAAAAAATTGTCTGTGTTTATTTGATCATGATATTGCTTGATTCCATCAAAATATAATTTTTTATAATAATCATTTTGCATTATGTTCATCATCACATACTTGATTTTTTTACTTTCTAAATAGCTTTGCAACAAAATTATTTGTTGAATAAATTTTAAATGTAAAGCTTGTGGATTATGATATTGAGAAACATATTCTATCATGTTTTTCCGCCAATGGAAATTATTGGAGAGATGTGAATCTACAGTATACCCGGGCCATACATCATAATAACCCAGTTCATCACTGAATTCCATTCTACCAGGATTAGACCATCCAATTAAAACCAAATCAACATTATTATTTCGTAAGAGATAATCTAAGGTTAATCTTAAAATTTTGTCATTACTAGCAGCTGGTTTGGCTAAATTAACCACGTCTGCATTTAAAATTTTACCGACTTGATATGGCCATGCATTGTAAATATTTTTAAGCTCTTCGCCATAAGTAAAACTATCGCCAACTGATAGGATATTTTTAATCATTTGTAAATAAATGGATCGCGTTTACGAAGTTCTCGTAGTTTACGTCTATATCTAATTTCTAATTGAACTCTGTTCCAAAGGTTGCGTAACCAGTTCATTGAATTTGTCCTTTATTAATTCTGCTGCCACTTTATGTGCTTGTTCTAATGGGTGTGTGGTACCTACAGGATATTTATTTTCAACCGCCCATTGATAAAATCCTCTTGGTGTTTTGGTTTCATTCTGATTGGTTCCGGCTGGAAACCAAAACCAATTATTAAAATCAATTTGCTTTTGCAAACTTGTAATATATCCATCTGCCTGCTCTATGGTATAGTTATACAATATGCTATTATCTGCACAGGTAAACAGATACGGAATACTGTTCACTTTTAAATAATTTTGCAAGTAAACAATTTCTTTAAGTGTGCTGTAGATTTCCCAATACTCGCTACTACCTACATGTTCGTAAAATGTTTTAGCAAAAAATAATGTGCCAGTTTGTTTGGCTTTGATATGGTGCTGCTTGAATACTTCTTCGATATATTGATTTTTTTTACTAAATTCTCTAGTAACAACATCAGGATTTTGAATAGTCCAACTGTTAAAAGCGTACCACGGACTTTTTTTCTGTCCTGTATCATAACTGAATCTAAATTCGTACCTCCCCGGGAATGTCCAACTTACAATAACTCCACATTTAGGGTGTTTGCTAGACTCTGCAATAACAGTTCTTGCGATACTGTCATTGGCATATCCAGGCCAAGCTACACATTTGTAATCTGCATTTTTTGATATCAATGCCGAAAATGTACTAACACTGTGTCCAAAAATTCCAGCCGGGGTATTATCCTGACAGTCGGCTAATTCGCTGCCGTACACAAAACTGTCACCGCCTGCTACTATAATCATATCCCGGTCTCATCATATCTATTTGCATCTGTTTATAATTGGCATCAGCCCATGAATAATCAAAGGTACTAGCTGTTCCGTCTACTTCAATTTTATAGATGTCAAGGTGTCCTCCTAGCATTTCCCAAATTTTTCGATAATCTAACGTTCCAAAACTCCCTTGTAAATCCACTTGTGCTATAGGAAGATATCCACAACTTAATTTTGGATCAAGAGCATCTTTGCCGTTATTTCTCATCCAGGCTCTAAATAAATCTTGATCTTGATTATACCAAGGTACATTTGCACTGCCATAAATCATATCATTACCCCATTCTATATCAAACTCGCCACTGTAATATTTCAAATCTGTGATTGCTTCACACACAGTATCGGTCAAATTAGGAGCACCTTCATCTCGAAAAACTTCATAGTACGTTTTGCCAATTTGTGTCCAATGCATGTAAACGCCGCCTAATACACGATCGTAGCCATTATTTGCAAATAATTTCCTATGTTCGTCTTTTAGATCATATCTAGCGGCATTTATAAATGTTGTGATTTGACTAGGACGCACCCATTGAGGCACAGTAACCAATTTTCTTCGACTTAAAATTAAAGTTTCCAGTTCGTGACAAATATTGTTTAATTGTCTAATAGCATATTTTGTTTCATAATTGGCTCGTTTATAATAATCACTGAGTTCCCATACTGTGCCTTGTAACACTTCAAAATGATTATGTAGTTTATTTAATTTTTCGTGATTAGGACCATCAGGCGCATAGTCATCGGCAATTACATTGGATGGTGTGTAAAAATCATCAATATAATAATCACTAAAAAAATCATTAATTGTTGCTACCGCTTCATCGAGTTGTTGGCACAAATATTCTACTGTTCTTGCTGTATTAGGAAATCCTAAAAAACAAAAGTTTTTTTCTAATAGATTTTTATTTTGTAGTAATTCTTTAAGAGCAACAATCCAATCTTCGGCCAATTGATTATCGTAAGGTACAATATTATAATCAATTTGATCTGCATAATTTAACGGATTACGCAATACTATTTTAACCAATGGCAGTCCACCACTCATACACATCTGCTCTCTTTGAAAGTATTTGATCCATAGTAATAGATTGGCTACGAATAGCTTCTAATTTTAACACACGAGCTCGGCCTTGCACAAGACCAATGCGGTAAGCTTGTTCGCCATATTGCTCTTGAAAGGTAGGGCGTGTTCGTAACTGAACTAGTGTATCCTTTAATGGTCCGGCTACTCCGGCGTTTATGATTTCATCTACCCAGGGATCTAAAATGGATCTAGGTAGGGCTAAAGGTGACATAACTATGTCCGGCGAGAAACTAAAGACAACCTTACTAAGGATGTCAACGCCCAAATCATTACCCAACTGCTGTATATTAACGACTTCAAACATGCCCGGTAGGGTAAGTGTAAAGTCCAATCTCATTTGCCTACAGTGCGTAGAGAATCTAATTCCTGTCTTAAAATTTGCAAGCCATGCTTCATAATCAAGACCTGTTCGGATATATTCTCCAATTTGGCCTGTGCCGTCGATACTGGCACAAATTTGCCAATCGCGCAAATGAGCAAGTACATCTTTATAAAGATTACAACCTCTATAATCAACGCGACTAAGATTAGTGTTGTATCTGGCGTAAACACGTGGTCCATCTCCTAGTTCTATAATGCGCTGCATATACCGCCAATGCTGTTCATACATTAACGGTTCTCCTCCCACCCAATAAACTTCCTCTACACGGTGGTCCTCTACTGCTGCTGCAAACTCTGCTTCAATCTGAGTTGTCTGGAACTGTTCAATTTGTTTTTTAATTTCAGGTCGCATCCACGAATTCTTGGGATCAGACCAATCGATCATTTCGTGTTGTCGTTGTTCGCTTTCCCACGAACTACTTAACATGTCGCCGCACATACGACATTTGAAATTGCAAAGATTACTGAATCTGTAATCCCATGAAACAGGCTCCATTGTTGTGTGTCCCGAAGCGTCTGTTGTTTCTACTACTTGTTTGTACTTATGGGCAAATAAATTGTTAAAATAACTGCGGTAAACATCTGTGTTTAACAATCGATCGTTACATACTTCACACTCGGGTAATACTTCTCCGGCCATCATGCGTCGGCGTACACTACGCATATGATCACTGTTCCAATGCTCTTCAAGTGTTATAGGAATATACTTGCCTGTGCCCACGGCACTATCAATATACTGTTTAAAATTTTGTGCGGGTTCTCTACTGGCACAACACATGCGTCGTTCAGTTTGTGGACTCAAATAAGTATGAGTCCAAGGTGCCATACATAAATTATGCTGCATAATTGTCTAAATAATTTTTGCAATTATTTTTAATATACTCGATCACAAATTCACTAATTCTTTTATGCCGATCTGTAGTTGGATGCCCATCTTCTGTTACTTGATTTAGATTGCGAACAAATTCAAACATGCCTATATGTTTATTGAATGTTATCCAGTTGGATTTTCTTATATCTAAAGCCTGTTGAAACCATTCTGGAGAATAATCATAAATTGCATTATTCATTAACATAAAAAAATAATTAAATTTACGCAATTCTAGATACGATAGACCTTGAATAATAGTGACGGCTGATAAAATATCGACTTTTTGATTACCAAAATGTTTGCCAGTGATCCAACCAAATCCTAAAGTATCACTAATGTGTGTTATGCCATCGATATCAATACAACACAAATTTTTGTTCACTTGAACATTTGCAGAATCACTAATTGCGTCATATCGATGCATTCCAGTTAAATTTATACCTATGAGCGTATTGTCAGGTGTAAATGTTTTATTATTTTCTAACACATAGATTAAATTGGTAAATGCAGCTATGTTGCCACCGCCAGGTATAGCCAAATTAACAAATTTATCTTGTGCAGGATTCATTTCAGCAAAACAAAAGTGTGGCCATACGCTACCTCGATTTTTCCAAGCTATTTTGTTTTCGTGAGGCAACGGAATCACGCCTGCTGTAAAGCTACATCCTGTTGTTATTAAATTTTTCACTTAATACCCCATTGCCAATGCTATTTCTGAATGTGTATTTTTAAAATTTTGTTTTCTATAAGTATCTGTTCTTTGCATTTTTTCTCGAAATTCGGAGCCGTCACTACCTGGGCCTTGTTCGATAAATTTTATTACATTGTCAACTTCTTTCAAATAATTTTTATTTTGCCAAAAATGAGTTTTTAATTTATTTAAAACCAAGTCTTGAGCCTGTGGCGTCATATGCTGTACACTCATATGATCTGGGCTATGCATCATGTTAAAATACACGCTGCCAAACGGTTTGGTATCTGCCCACGCTAATAATTCATCAAGATAGTAAACATTTTGCACATTTATGGTAAAACAAAGTTGTGTAGTAATGTTTGGCATCGTGACTTGGCTGTAATGTACATAATCAATAATTTCATTTGCCAATTCCCATTTAGCGCCGTACCGTTCGTATTCAAATCTGGCACCCACATTGTCAATACTAAATGCAATATCTACACGACCAAACTCTTGCCAAATGACAGCATCAAACTCTCCGGGCATCTGGGTAGCATTTGTATTATAATGTATATCAATATTTTTACTGTATCCTTGTGCAACTGCGTATTTTAATAAATCAAAGTGTTCTTCAATTAACCAAGGTTCGCCACCAGTGAATTCAAGATACTTGATATTAGGCAATAGTGTTTTTAGATTATCCCAAAAATTTGTATCTTTGTTTCTTGGCCACGCACCTTGCCGTAGCCACTGATAGGCAATATGCGACTTTTTATCAAAATCTTTTGGCATATAATCTAGTTCTTCTGCTGCCCATTTACTGCTAGACCAAGATCCGCATATTCTACATTTAAGATTACAAATATTTCCCAACTTTAAATCCAGAAACCAAAGTTGATCCGGATCGTCATTTGCCCAATCAACTAACTCATATAATTCTTTTAATCTTACCCTACTGTGTATTCTTTTACTTGTTCTACCGGCTGCCTCTTCGTCCCAACACAATTTACAAGTGCTAGGCTTTTCTCCGGCTCTAAATTGTCTACGAAGATTTTGCATGTATTCACTGTGATAAATGTTTTCTAAATTGTCTTTGTTAAGATCAAACTTGTTACCATCACTGTTTGTGATTTCGTTTCTGGCCAAGCAGCAAGGTCTAGCAGTACCAATAGGACTGGTTTCAATGCTTACCCATGGAAGCATACATATTGTTTTAGGCAAGATCATTTAATTCAGGAAATGTGTTCCAAAAGTTTTCATTTCTAACACTGTCTAGTTTTTTGATTTGTGCTTTAAAGCTTTCAAATTCAATAGTTTGTTTTTTTTCTTTTACAAATTCTTCAATTTCTCTGTTTATTTCTTCATCATCAGTTCTTTTTCCTTTTTGAAAATCTTCCCAGTCTGGCCACGACGAACTTTTTTGAGTTTCATACTCAAATTCCTGTAGGTTAACCTGTATATCTGAATTGTTTGTTTGAATAAAATTTAATAGTGATTCGTATCCATTTGTAGCTCGTTTAAGTGAATCAACTGGTCGTAGCCAGTCAAGATGCCGTTTATAGGCAGGCACAATTACTTGATCTTTAAATTCTTTAGGAAAAATATTTGCACGATACCAGTTAGGACTCTGACACAAGTTAATATTAAAATCTTTAGCTTGAATTAATCCTAGTTCTGTCCATTCACGATGAAAATCTAATACATGTAATACGTTCATAGCACTTACAGTGGCACTGACGTAAAAATCAACATGCGGAACTTCTTGCATCATGTGTCGTCGATTCTCTAGTGTTTGAGACCAATCTGTGCCTTTACGCATGAGTTCAGCACGCTCTCCGCTGGCATCCAAGCTGGCACCTACGCTGACGTTTTTGAAGTGCTTCCAATAGTCAAACACATGTTTATCTTTGTATCTCAATTCACTAAAATTTGTATTGTATTGAATCCTGATATCTGTCTTGCCATGTTCAATTAACTTTTCTAATAAGAAATAATGTTCCTTCATAATTAAAGGTTCACCGCCGGCGAAATAAACTTGTTCAAGATATGGAATATGGGGGAGCATTTGCTCGAGCATGGCGTCTTCATCGCCGGCGGTGTATTCAACTCGTGCCATGTCTCTGCCAAGTACATCGGGCTTACGATTATAAAGTTTAACATGATCATTATACCAGTTGCTACTAAAAATTGGACCGCAACTGCGACAACTAAAATTACAAAGATTGCTAAATCTGACATCCCAATACCTTATCTTGAATTCTGGATGAGTACCATCTGGCAGTGTTTGATCTATTTCTGCTATATGATGTCCATAATTACGATTACTATCGTATCGCATACTAAAGAAACCATTTGCTTCTTGTTCATAACACTTGGTACATTCTTTGCACGATTTGTCCTCTAACATGTTTTGACGCATGGTTTTGTATGCGTCTTGGTTCCAAACTTCTTCCATGGTATTTTTTCTTAAATCTCCAACTGGATGCCAGTAATCTGCAAGACAACACGGATAGGCACGGCCATCTGGAAATGCATGCATATGAACCCAGGGCATCATACAGAATGTTTTGCTTTCAGTTAGACGTTGCCAATGTTGGTTTGACAGTTTTTCTTTTTCTATAAAATAAGGAGAACGGGCATTATACACATAGCCTTTATTGTAAAAATCTTTTACACTCATATGTTAATGAACCAATCAGCTAAATTAGGAAAAGTTTTACAAAAATCTTTTTTCCTTCTTATATCGTATTGTGTATAAAAATTTTTGAAATCTTTTTGTAATACATCTTGTTCTGCTGCTCCGGTATGAGAAGTTTTAACCACGTCAAGATAATCAATCAAACGTTGTAGCTGATTCCATTCATATTCGTGTACAAACTCTGAACCTTGGTGTCTAGCCATAAAGTCTATAAGTTGATCTTTATACTTGGTGCGTATTTGGCTAGGTAGTACTAGGGCAGATTGAAAACTTGGAAAACGTAGGATATTTAAAGAAAAGTTCACCGCTTCTCGACCATAGCATAGTTTTAAATTAATTACCCATTCCAAGAAGTCTGTTAAACTGTCTAAACACAGTGCATTGATAGTACACATGATGTGCAAAGCACGTAGTTTATGATCAATTTGATGGTCTAAGATTAATTCTACAGTATTAGCCCAATCGTCCCAGGCCAATCCGTCTCTAATATACTCTGAGTGTAGGCCGATGCTTTCATTACTAGTGTATAGGTCCCC